CTAATTGATAACTACGTCAACATGACATTGATCAACCGTTACAGTTTCGCTGTTTATGTATATTTTTAACATACTGTCAAATTCACCATTCCCAAAATAATATAGGTCATAGGTAATATCCTTGCCAGAGTTCACGTCTAAAGTCACTGATCCCTTAGAATATTTCTGGTCACTATTGCTATAAATATCATATTGGGAAATGAGCAGCCTTCTTACCTTTATGTCTATTTCTTGAGCTGTTACTATCCTTTTCTTAGTTGAAACAGACAAGTGCTTCGTCTCTTGTTTCCCCTTAATCCATAGGTTAATTGGAATATGATATTCTTTTTTGCTTTGAACGTTTTCTTTATTGGCTACTGTCAAGCCACCATATACATTATAGCGCTTTATAGCGCTTGGTCGAGCAGCCGCAAATGTCCGGTGCAGATAAGGCATAAATATCAACCTCTTTATTTTTTAACTGTCCTGTAGTCCATTCGTTTAACAAGAAAACAGATAAGTCTTTGTCGCCAACCTTATATTTCAGCATATGGGTAGTGACGACATCTGTTGAATGTTTAACGGATTCTTTATTTATTACAGCGAGTCTTGTTTGTACAACGTTTCTAGATTATGTCTATTAAGCGTTGTATCTGCACTGGAGTGCTTTGCTTCTAGCATCACAGCTAGTAACGAAAGCCACAAGATAAAAATGACAAGTTTTCTATTATATTTCATTACGTTCATTGTATGTTCAATATAGCCTCTGCACGACTAACTTTATGTAACTAAATACACGACTATACAGTATTGTTCTTATTTTGTTGAAACTTAGCTTTTTTCTTAGCTATGATTTTCAACTCAATTTAACCTGACGGAAAACCAAAAAAGCCCGTAAAATCAGGCTTTTCGTCAGTATACGTTCGGATAAAATCCTTATTCAAGGCGGTAGACGGATTTTAGATGCATTGATATCAGTGCTTTAGAGTAACTTTGACCGACTTTTGACCGACCGCCAATCTAACTCCCTCAGCACATTTTCTACTTTTTCCTCGGTCACCACTTCCCAAGGCTGCACTTCCTCATGCGACAATACATAATCAAAAATCTGTCCGTTTTTGCGCACAATCGTGACTGTATCGCATACGATATATCCGTCATCGACTGCTTGCTTAAACTCGTCGTATGTTAGCATAAAACGCCTCCTTATTTTATTATTCGTAAAAATCTGGTATTGGTATATTGGACACATTTATATGTACCGAACAAAAAAACGCCCTCAATTAAGAGGGTATTCCTTGGTTTCTTGATACTAACTAATTTTCTTTGTTTGTGAATAGATAGACATCAATATGACTCTTTTTGTCTATATCTATCAAATTATTATATCTATAATCTGGGTATTTAAATAAGTCAGCACCTTCCTCGTTCTCGCCTGAGCCGTGAAATTCCCAGTTTCCAGATAGAACTTTGGAACCATACTGATAAAGTTTTATTTCATCGTTCAGCATAAATGATTTTCTCAATCTAACATCAACCTCCTGGAAGGTAACGGGAGATTTTTCAAAAGTTATTTTATATTTCGAGGTCTCATCTTTCTTATGCCCATCAATAAAAACGTTCATGTAAATCGTTTTTCCAGCTCCTTTTCTCTCATTAACTTTAACGAGACCACCATTGATTGAATGTATTTGATCTTTTGAAAATACTTCAGCCGATAATGCAAGACCAAAAACATCGACATTATCTCCAACATTAAATTTACCTTCTACAGATGGGTATAGGTTACTTGATATTATAAAATTATAATCATCAAATTCCCATACTTTAGTTTTATGCTGAGCATCTATAATAACTTGCGTCCCTCTTTTTCCAGTAACGGGTTTATTCTCTTTTTTTATAGTATCTCTATTATAAATTTCTCTTAAGGTAGTAGGGGATAATGTTTTATCTACATCCCACCTTGGAGAGTATATATCCTTAATATTAATAGTCCCCTCCGCAGAAACCATCCTAACAGAAAATACCACCAATGACAATACTACTATAAAAAAAGTAGTTGACATATTAACCAAACGACAATTCTGACGTAAAAAAATTCTCATTTATCTTATTATTCTCCTTAATAAATCAATATAGCTGTGAAACTATGTTTTTTGAACTTGAACCTCAAAATGCTTAAATCGGAAGTACTTGAGCAGACTTCTTAAAAGATAATAAACTGATTCTATAACGCACAGAAATTAATCTGAGCGGTTTTATCATATTCCTCGGTTGACCGATAGTGATGCCTAGAAGTCTACTAAAACCGTCTAATTCATCAAAATCTATTTAAATAGACTAAAAATTAAATTAAAATAGCATTCGACCGTTAATTTTTAGAAAATTCTTCGTTTAAGTAAACATCAAAGTGACTAACTTTACTCATATCAATCGTTTCATTATCTGTATAGTCGGGGTAAGTAAATAAATTGGTGTGTCTAATGCCACCGTCTTTATAATGAATATCCCAAAACCCTTTTTTATACAAAGAATCGTACTCATACAATTTTATTTTGCTGTCCCCCATCAAACTTTTCCTAAGTCTAACATCAATCTCCTGAAGAGTTACAATATTATTTTTAAAGGTAATCTTATCTTTAGCTGTTAATGTTCGTAATTCTTTTTCACCAAAAATATTAATATAAATTGCTTTTTCTTCTGGTTTTACATCACTTGTTTTTATTATTCCCCCATCAATATAATTGAATTGTTCCTTGCATACAACATGATATGACTTTACTATAGCAAAAATATTCACATGATCACCAACATTAAACATTCTTTCCTGTGAAGGAGAAAGATTACTAGATATGACTTTCTTAAAAGTGTTATCATTCCAAACTGTAGTATTTTCATCCGTATTAAAAATCAATTGCGTTCCTTGTTTGGCATTTATCGATATATTATTTTTTTCAATAATTTCTTTATTATATATTTCTTTTAATCTTCTATTATCCAAAATTTCGTCTTTATCATATCTAGGAGCATATATGTTCCTTGGATTTCTAACATCATTTGTATTGTACGTATCTGAAAAGACACTCTCAGTAGTGCATAGGGTAAGCGATACACACAAGGAATAGCAAAGCCAAGGTATTTTTTTCATTTTTTCTCCTAATATTTTTTAAATTTAATCAATTTACTTAGCAAGTATACTATATTTAAATAATAATTCAACTATAATTAAAAAAAACAAAAAACCCAGCCGCATGGACTGGGAAAAATAGCTTTTATATTTTTATGGATGATAACTATACACTAGCACACAACAAATAAAAAAGCAAGAGCCGCTAGTGTCAGGCGGTTCTTGCTAAAAATTTCTATTTTTTGAATTTGTAAAAGCAGTGCACTTTATTCCATTAATCATTGCCTTAACAGAATCATAATCTTTAAAACCTAAAAGCTTTGCCCTACTGTCATCTTCTTTACAAAGAGCCTTCAAACTAGACTGTATTTTTCTCCATTGATATTTGGAGTTAATAGTATTTACAAGATAGACTACAATAGCAATAATAACGGATAACTTATTAGAAGGTTTAGTCACGTTATGTTTAATTATTACTGTATCAATATAATTTCTCCATTCTGAACGAAGTTTAGGCTTTGTTGTGATTTGAATATCCAGTACATTTGAATTATGAGCACATACATTTCTTATGAAATTCAAGCACTTAAGCCACGAAACAAGTTCTTCTGGTGTACAACTGTAATATTGACAAATCTGTTTAATGTTCTTCTCGCTCATGATTGTTAAGATTGAAACGATGTCACCAAACATCAATAAATCAATAGCAAGCCACACTGTTGGGAATCCATCTGGATCAAGGTTAATTGATTTTTGTAACTCAGTTAGTTGAGATTTTCTTACAGTATTCAATAAATTCTTTTTAATCCTAAATTGTCTTTTTTCAATATCATATTTTGTAAACTTATTCCTATTAGCCCATGAAGAGAAATTTAAATATCCAAATGCTCCGTATCTATCCCCCAAAACAAAAGAAATTTTTGTTTTAATAGACACTTCAATTTTTTCAATAGCGTGCAGTAGATAGATTCTTAAGTTTTTATCCTGATAATATCTTGCCAAAACTTCTGCAAACTCAATATTATCATATAAAATATCTTTCTCTTCACCATCTTGTCGCTTTATTTCAAGTGGTTTTGCAAATTCTTTAATTCTATAATAACTGATGTGTTTGATTTTCTCTACATCATCAGCTTTAACAATTAATCCACGTTTTTCAAATAACCTAATTTGATCTTCCCATGTCAAAGCTAAAGGTTGTTTCATAACTCTCCTAACGATATAAAAAAAGCCCCATATCAGAACGTATCTGCCTTTAAAGGAATGGGGGGTTTGTCTTGTTAAGATAATTATACTTTTTTTAAAAATAATGTCAAGACACAAGATCGTGTCTTGAAACTTATAAATTCAAGCGAACACAACATATTGAATGATTGTATATAAAAATACATTTTTTAACACAATATATTGTAAAAATTTTGTTGCATCCACTATTAATAACAAAAACAGCCCCCAGCGATTGCTGAGGGCTTATTTCGTCTTATCTCGGAGCTTTACCTCCTAAATTGGTTTTTTAGTTGCGGTGTAAGTAACACCATTAATAGTGATCTCAATACTATCAATGACAACATCAATATTGTCAGGCTGACCGACATCAGTGACGGTCTGTTGATCATACTTATCAAGCGGACCATTTTCGGCCTCGATAGCTTTTAGGCGGCTAGACATGCCTACCATGTAGTTATCATAACCGACTGCTGCATAATCGTATTTAGCACCACCGACCTTAAACATACCCTTGACTGCCTCGCTAAAGGTTTTAGCACCCGAAACTTTATAAGAGCCACCAGCTCTCAAAAGGTAAAACCAGTCTGTCAAAAAGTCGTCTACAGAGGCATAGTGCATATAGTGGCCACCCTCCACAGCCGGCCTTGCTTTACCTTGAGTAACGGTTACACCACTTGGACGGTTGCTTTGGCCAGTCCACGTCATGCCGCCCCAATTATTATCAGTACGACCAACAGTAGATTGTCCCCACAAACCCTCAAAATGTAACACAGTAATAGCATAGCTTGGCAAAATGTCATGCTCTTTGCATTTGGTCAAAATCGTATCTAACACCGATTTTTTAAGCACAGCACCGTTAAATAACAAATCTCCATCTTGCCTTACAGCAGGACTTTGCTCCGCTACTTGTGGCTGCTTGAGTAAATCATTGACCTTGGCTTGTACGGCATTATAGTTAGCCCCAAGCGAGATTTTGCGCTGCTCACCACTACCATGCAATCCAGCTAAAACCTCTTGAGCTAGCTCATCAATGCTTTTACTTGTTGTTGGTTGGGATTGCGTCCCTGCATAACGATAAACATAAGAGTACATCCACCCGCTAGCTGCTGCTGTTTGGTTATAGTTGTCAATTGTGATATTGTTGCGAGCGTAGTTACAGTGGATAATATTATCTGCGTCAATAAACATGACGACATGACCACCAGCGCCAGCAGACTGGCCACGTAAGCCCCAAATAACAATGTCGGCCCGTTGACTCTCCCAGTCCTCATTTTCGGCGATTAGTACATAGCCATTAGCAATCAACCAATCGTGCATGTACTCAGTATTGAGTAGCCAACCAGGATTGCTAGCACCTGCGTAAATCAAAGCGCTACAAATAGCACTTGAGCAGTCATAGCTATCAGGACCATTGCGATAGTCCATTGAGTAACTAACGTGGCCCTCTTTTAAGCCCATCCACTCTATGGCTTTTTCGGTATCTACTACCATTTATCCTCTCCTTTAAAAATTACATAAAACGGATAAACAATCAGAGCAATCACAGATAGCGGTAAATATAGTATTGTGATTGCTATGACTATTGCTAATCGTGTGATTGCTCGCATATCTCCCCCTATTTTTTACTAAACATATCAATAAATTGCTTAAACAAGGCTACATCAATCCCCATTTTGTTTAGATTTTCTAGGATTGATTTTAGCTCAAAGAGCAGATAGCCAACGTACATGACATACAAAAAGGCTACTCCTGTATCGTTTGGCAACAAGATTGACAAAGGGATAAAAAAGATCATCAGGGCAATTGAGCAAATTTTGCGCAAAATACCATTAATCCCCTCTTTGCTCCTAAAATCAATGTTGGGGTTAATTTTTGCTGCAACGGTACCCGTTAAAAAATCAATCATCATTGCGACTGCAATCGCTCCTAAAGTAAATAGGATTTTACCGTCTTGAGTCTGGATTAATTGTCTTAAAAAAATAAACATGGATCACCTCACTATTTGCCTTTAACTAAGTCCGCATATTTAATGACTGTGACTTTGTCCTCAGACTCCAAGTCTTTGAGCGTTTGCTTGTCGTACTCAAAGGCCTCGTTAACATACACAAAGACAAGTTTACCCTCGCCGGCCAAGTCCTCGTGAGACTCATCTACAACAGTAAAGACATCATGCTCTTGATATTGCCCTTTTTTGGCCGGCGCAATAAGCTCAAGAATGCCTTTGTAGATGTCAGGCTCGATTTTGCTCTCGCTAGTCAACATGTGGATCGTCTGCAAGTTAATCATCTTTTGAGTACGCTCTGCGGTCACTTTAGCCAGACCAGCTGCTGTTTGTGCAGTTGTTGCTGTCTTAGCAGTTTCTTGCGATAGTTTTTCCAAGTCGTCCACTTTTTGGACTGCCTCGCCCATTGCGATTTCCACGTATTCCGCTTTTTTAAATTCCTCCAAAGCTGCTTTGATAATCTCTGTGTCGCTAGTTGACGTCAGGTCCTGCTTAATGAGTTGAGGGATAACAGCACCGTCCTCCGCAGCGATAATAACGTGTGTACTAGCAACAGCTCCTGTGCTGTCATACTGTGGGTATTTTCCTGTGACTTTCCAATTTCTCATGTTATTCTCCTTTGCTTTCTTCAAATTGGTCCAAAATGCTGTCAATCAGTACAATTTCGGCCGCCGTAAACTCATCTTCGGCTTCGGCCAAATACTCCAAAAAATCAATAAATCGCTTAGAGTACTCATGGCCTTTGATGACGATAGGCTCGTTGGCTAACTCGTCTAAAAAGTCGTTAAGCTCAGCTACTTTTGTGACATCAGCTAATTTAGTGTTGCCTTTGTCATCAACTAACCACTTACCTTTGTCGTTTTTAGCAGCGTATTGATCGATAATATCAACCTCGTCTTTGGCATACTCTCTGAGCTTAGCCTCTACTTTGGCAAGCAGCTTAGCGCGGCCGCGATTAACTCTCATGTTAGTAACCTTAATTTTGTCTAGTACGCTATAGAGCGTATTTAAGTCTTTGTTTTGTACTGTTAAATCCATGTTGTCTCCTATAATCCATTAATATATGAGTTATACTCTCTGATGATTGCACTAGTTGTGTCGGAGTTAAAGGTCCACGCTGTGTTATTAGCGTGTAGCCAGCAGCGACCGAGGGCTAAAATGGCCTGATACATCTTATTGAGATCGACCATTTTTGGCATTAGGCTAGGCCTCATCTTAAAGCCACGATCAATATTAAAGTCGTCGCTAAAGACAATGTCATCACCGTAAATCTCAGCTTGGTCAACAAGCGCTGTGTGCTCGTAACCTCGCGCATACCTAAAAAACCTCGCGCCGCAAAAACGACCGCTGGACGCGCTGTTAATCCCGTCACCAGATGAGGTTATCCCGATCGAGGCGTAAAGTGCTGATCCTGTGTAATTTTTTGGCGTGGCATTGCTAAAATGCACAAAGGCAGTGTGTGTGCCATCTTTACGTACCAAAGCGTTGTCTTTGTTATTAAAGTTAATGGTAGCGTTGCTGTTAAAGTCAATCTTAGAGTTTGACAAGTCAATCATCATCGCTCCGTTGCGAGCTCTGATAACTTTACCCTCAAGCAAGCTAGTGATCGTATGCTCGATTTTGGCTCTGATAAAGTTAGCGTCTAAGCCGACAATACTGCTAGCGTTAAGATTGATCACTCTAATCTTAGCAGCGTCAATCGTGCCACCAATGATTTGATCGGCTTTTAGCTTGATAAACTCACCAAGTTTAGCTCCAAAAGCCCCGTTAACGGTCGTATTACCGTCCAGCGCAATACGCTCACCGGAGATTCTAACGCCATAACCATTAAGATTAATCGCTGAGATAATCTCTTTAGCGCTCATCTTAGCATCAATCCCACCAGCCTTTTGGATCGCTAGCTTAATGCTATCGCCTGACTCGTTGATGATACTCATAACCCCATCTCTAGTCACACGATGCTCAATTTGACCTTGCAGCTGTGTAAATCGTGACTGGATTTTGCCTTTGGGATCGCTAACAGTTGACTGCAGGCCTTTAACTGTCTGGGTTAAGCTGCTGTAATTTTTTTCGGCGTCCTGCAAGCGTCTTTGATAGCTGGCTAAGTCCTGCTGCACACGACTAATAGCGCCTGTCCTATCCTTGATCTCTTGTGAGATTTGACTAGCAGTGGATTGCTGTACAGACCTTAGTCCGCTGATCTGCGACTCTATCTCAGTGCGCAGGCCTTGGTTAGATCTTGTAAACTCTGCCCGCAAGCCCTCAAGCTTGCTTTCGTAGGCTTCCGTAGTACCACTAGATGTCGTTGTAATCTTGGCAGATAGCTTGCGCAGCTCATCATCGTATTTTTGCGACAAGCCTTGTGCTGACAAGGCAATCTCAGCTTGCAGGCCGATTTTGTCATTGGCCAGTTGAGTTTTTAGGCCATCAATGCCTGCTTGGTAACTCGCGGATAGCTGTCTATCTGCGTCTTGGTACTCACGCTTAATACCTTTGATGGTCTCATTGATTAGTGCCAGCTTTTGGCCAGTGTCATCGCTAATCCGTTTGGCAATACCATCGGCGCTCTCAATAATCTCTGTTGAGATATGGTCACGATGATACTCACGTAACATGCCGTTTGTCGTCAGCTTGATTTTTGACCACAGATTTGAGTTTTTGGTATCTGTCAGCTCAAGACTAAGCTCTTTAAGATCTTTAAATAAGCCCGTTGGATTGCCGTTGCCCTCAACAACAACGGGCGCAACGTAGTCCGTCGCTTGGTCTCCTCGCTCAATCATCAGCTGGTTAAAATGCGCTGTGCCTAAGCAGTTGCTTTTTAGCCTGACTTTTTGATTGTCGTCCTCTGCTGTAAATGTATAGTGCATGCGGCCATCTTTACCAATGACGAGGTTTGTCTCGTCTATTGTAATCGTTGGATCTCTCAATGTTACCTCCTAAAACTCTAGCGTGATTTTGTTTTTTGATGCTATATTTTTGACCTCTCTGATGTTAGCAACTCGCTCGATTGTTACGAGGCAATAATAGTCGCTGTCCTCAAAACTGATTTGTGCAGCGCTTGACAGCTTAACGTCATTGATCGCTATCGATTTAATGCGCTTGCTTTTGACATCTGCGACGTCTGACGCTATTAAGTACAAATACAGCATTTTTTGTGACTGTCTAATGTCTAAGCTGCCCACAACAGAGACAGTTTTGTTCCCGCTGCTGTCTTTGTCGGACCAGAGCAGTCGATCATCCAGATAAACCGCTATTACACGAGTGCTGCCTATATAAACCTTAGTTGTCTTAGCAAAGTTTAAAACGTGCTTTGGCTTAGCTTTGGGCTTGCTAGCAGCTGCAGCTACAGCAGTAACAACTGTATTTTTGCTATACGCCTTTTTGACTGTCGACTTGAGGTGCACCATATCATAAGAGCTATAGTGGATAATACTCAATACATCTAACGTCTCACGCTGGATTTTTAATCGCTTTGTATTGTCAGGCAAATGGCCAACAACAAGCAACATGTTGTCACCAACATCAGCCTTAGTATAAAGCTTATATGCCATGTCAACCCTCCGTCACGAGGATTAACTCATTGTCATTGTAGTCATATAACTCGTCATACTCTGATTGAGTGACAACTTTGTAGCTTAGCCCAGAGCCTGTGCCTTTAACTTTGTATTCCGACCGCAGCAGATAAGCTGCTAGCTCACCTCGTCTAACCACGTCGTCAGGTATGCTTGCAGCTGGGCCTTCCGGGCCTCGGGGACCCGTTGCGCCTCTTGGACCATCAATACCATTAACACCTGGCTCTCCTTGAGGGCCTTTTAAACTAATATCTGATCTAAACGATTGGCCATTATCTAACCGCACTGTCAAATAGCCCTCATAATCCACTGATATGCTTTGTATGCCAACCCCTTTATCACCTCTAGGTCCTTGGGGACCGTCCGAGCCCCTAGGACC